AGCGTCTGTTCTTCCGTCTTTTCCGCATCGAATGCTCCGGTCAAGTCTTCACCTCCATTAGCGATGTATCCTTCTTCCGAAGTAAATCCGAATGCGTCTGCACTTGGACTGTTTACACCACCGTTGGCTAGTTTCAACACTTGAACAGCTTCAATTTGTAAGGTCACCCCAAACCCCATCAAATCGGTGTACCAAAAGTTAGGAGTAAAAGCTACTACTACCTCACTTCCACCCCACACTTGCACATCTTTTGGTAACGGTTTTGTTTGAGAGTCGTACATAGCTACACTAAAGAAATACTCTTTTCCGTCCTTAGCTTTAGTACCTCCTTTAAGTTTTGTTTTAACTATTTGCTGACCATCTTTCTCTGTAAAAGGTAGTGCTGCACTTTTAAGTTTACTTCCTCGTACCTCTTGCTCAGCCTGGAGTGCTTTTTCGTAGAAAGGTTTAAGTTCTTTCTTGATACGATCTACTTCTTCTTGTGTAACCACAACATCGCATTGGTACTCGCCATACTCTTTCTTAAACATCTTGTTAGGTTCGTTAAGATGGCAATACTTTGCAGTGCCTTTTACTTTTATTATCTCTTTTTTTATTCTAGCTTTTACTGTCATATTTCTCAGTGTGTTTTATTTGATTTAAGAAAGCAGATACTTCATACGACTTACTGCGGAGACATCAAGGTCACCAAGTTCCGGCACGGATGGAAGTTCTGCTTTTGGATTGTTATTGATTTGCTCCATTCGGAACTCTGTCAGGAGATCAATAGTGAAAGTCTTAGTGTACATTAGTCTTACTAAACTGTTAATTTTTCTAGCGTGAGAAGCATGGGTCACGAAACAGTCATGTATAGTTGCGAGGTCAAAGTCAACACTGTTTGCTACTTGATGTACGATACACGCATCTAAGCTGTGGATAAAGTTAGCAGTCACTGCATTGCCTTGTCCCTTCGGATCAATCTTATCACCCAGTTCATTAGCTTGTATCGTGACGCTCAAGTTTTGAAAGACACTCTCTACATTTATCTTCTTATACTTGCGGTAGCTCTGCACTACTTTAAATCCTGTTGGTGTTGTCCATGTAATAGCACTGTCGTATCCTAAAGCTCGTACACTCTCTCTTAAAAAGTTCATCACTCTATTAACAGGACGACAAACTTTCTTAGCTAATCGGTTAATGATATTACTGATCCAAATAACAGCAGTTAACATCTCACCTGTGCTTGTCCACGGATGATTAACTCCTATACTTTTAAACAAATCTTGTACCAAGTTGTAGTGGGTAGCACCGTATGGTCTGTTCATCACAGCTAACTTAGCGAGCTTGCGAGAGAACCCGTACTGCATCCAGCTTTTTGCAAGTGTGCCTCCGTCCTGTTTCAACTCATTGTACACCATATCCGCAAACTCTGTGTACATATCATTAGCTTGGTCATCTTCCACCAGGTTGCACATCCGTCCGATCTTTTTATCTCGCAATAATAAGCTAAGTATTTGCATCCCGTTGTTGCTACAGTCTTGACGCACAGGTAAGTAAGACACATATCCGTATCCTTCCTCTGTAAACTTCTTATACTCAAAACAAAATCGTAAGAAAGAAAACGGATCACTTGCTTCCGTCCACCAATCAGTGCCGTGTGGATCATTGGCTGCTTCAAGTATAAAGTCTTTGCGTTTTTGCACCCAATCAATGCGTTCATCTCGTGTACCTTTTACTCCCCACAGGTTAGCACCGTGTACAAGTACAGCTTCCAAGTCCTCTTCATCGACCACTTGCTGACCGTTCTTAAAGTCTAACAAACTCTTCGCTAAGTCACTGGCTTGTGGATGTAAGTAGTAGGGAATAGCGTACACTCGACCTCTGTAATCACAACGATATGGAAAGTACATCTCATCCCACTTACTATATATCTTAGCTAAGTGTAAGATGCGACAGGTTTGATACCGCTTACTGCTGTTACTTTCGTTAGCAGTCTTAATATCTTTTTGTTTTAACTTCCAAGCTCGTAACTCGTGTGGACATTCCCCAACGTACCTCGGTTGTTCTGGTATCGTACCAAAGTTAGGAATGTTTCCAACGACACGCTCATCCTCCCAACACTTTAACAAGACATCTAACATCTCCGTATTGATCTGCCACGGTACTTTCTGTAAGTTATTAACTGCTCGCATGGCGTGTCCGTAGCTCTTCTCATAATCCTTGAACCAATCAACTGGTTTACCTGTTATGAACTTTTGTGGGGGCATATGTTTAACACTGTATCCACCACCTAATAATCCGTACCAATCAACAGGACGGTCAGGTAATGCCATCTTAAAGACACGAGTCGTCTCCTTCCACGCATCAAATCGTTGTATCCAGTCTGTAAAGTCAGCAGTTGGCATGACGATGCGTTCAGGTTTGAAACTCTTTTGTCCACCGGTATTGAATCCAATCTGAAAAAGTCCAGTCTCTATGCGTATCTCCTCCAATAACCACGCACCGAGGGCGGTCTTGCACTTACTATCCCATAGCGTGAACCTGTCCTCTTCATAGTCGTAGAATTGTTTAAGCTTCATTGCTTTACTCCTGTCATCCAACGCCAACAGATCAAGCTTGTTAGGGTGCATAGTCTCTAATGCTTTTTCCCATCGTGCTTGGTTCTCAAATGCTTTCCCGATCTTATACGCCATTCTGCTGACAGGTAAGTTTTGTTGTAAGTTGTCCAGGAATGTTTGCAAGGCAGAACTTGCTACCTGATACGGACACATATCTAATATGAAGGTAAGAAAAAGCGGTGTTGTGTGGTTGGTACTGCCTCCAAAAATGTGCATGAAATCCTCTACCTTTTTACCTAACCTTGGAGCCATGACTTTAAGCATTCTTTTTGAAGCTTCAGTCTTACTTGATTCGCCCTCTGCCCGTAGCTTTGCTTGTCGGTTACGATATTGTGTCCGTCCCCACTCACGCATCCTCCAAGTGTGTCCTTTTTCAGTACTCATTTCTGATCTAAATTATTGAACCAAACTCGGGGTAGGTAACGCTTCTTAGATGTGCGATGAGCAATTAACTTGCCGTCCTCGTCTCGGACATAACGCCCGAACTTGTCACGCTTAAAGCCTGTTATTTGATTGTTGCTAAAGAACCAATCGAAGCCCTCCCTGATCGCTTTATGATCGAGTCCAGTCCAATCAAAGGGTAGGTCAGTTATTTCCTCGTTGATATCGTTCACGAATTTCCTCGGTTAATATGTCAGCTTCTGCTTCCCAAAACAGGTTACTATTCTCTTGGGTCTTCGATTTTGTAGTAGCGTATGTACTCCTCAATATCCTCTTCGGTTTTAAGTACGCTAATGTTCTCCAAATGATACTCTCTTTCTTCTTCCAGTTCATAGTCTCTGTCGTATGGGTTGTTGCTGTTCAGCCAATTGTCGTAGTTTACTCCGTTCATAAGGTTACGGTTTTGTAGTTGTTCATTAAGATTGTCAACAAAACATACCACGGAATCTTATCACCCTTTGCACAGTTATCTGACTCCCATAATGGCTGAAGATTCTGCCAGTTAAAACATACCTTTTGATGGCTCGGTTTGGTCAGGTCAAAGAATGCACACGGAATAATGTGATCGATATGCCACTTTCCATAATTATCCCAAGACATACCCTCAGTGAACTGAGCTTCAAGGTGATTACAACACTGTTCAATAGTACATCCTAACATCTTTGCTGTTGATTCGCTTTTAAAGCCTGGTCTGACCCTACGCATGTGACCTCTCAAACTTTTGCAAACTACTTTCTCAGGTATCGTGAGAGCCTTTTCGTACACTCTTTTCCTAGCTGATAAACCCTGCGGGCTGTTTTGGTATTTTTTTTGACTTTCTTTATATGCTAAACCGCGATGGTATCTAGCTGACGCTATCTTTCCTTTAATGGATTGCTTGTATTTCTTTCGACTAGCTTTATGAGCATCAGTATGTTTCGTCTTTTGATAATAATCAGATCTTTTTTTCTTAGCTTGATCGGATTGGAAGTATATATTTTTCTGTTCTGTAAAACCTTTAAAACTATCTTCGTCAGCCCAATGCTCACCATCTGGATATAATTTTTTAAAAAACAAACCTTTAATAATAGGATGTTTATCTCCAGTTTTAAAAGTACCTCTAGGTTCTTCTGTTTGTACTTCTTTTTGTTTAATCCTTCCTCTTTTATCTCTCGGTATCATCATACCTCCTCCAGTTTTTCAAGGTGTTCTTTATAGAGTTGCAAGGACAGGTAAAGGTCTAAAAACCTACCACTTAACTCTCGGTTCATATCGTTATTAAACATATGGAACATCAGTTCCTCGGTCATGTCGATAGGGTCAAGTAATATTTCTCGGTTATTCATAGGTAATTTAATCTCGGTACATCCAAGCGGTAAATAGAATCGCTACTACCGCAAAATAGATCAATCATCGTCATCTTTTAATAGTCGGTTGATTTAATTACTTTGCAGATGTTGCAAGAGTAACAATTATCATTAATGCTTTCATTGTCGTATGCTTCCTGTGCTTCTGCTAGTGTTTCGTAAGTAATGTAACGATCTTGTAAGTTACCTTTTATATCTTTGAACATATAAGCTAGGATGTAAGTAATAGTAGGATTATTTTTCATTAGTAGTAGTAGTTCTATTTAGTAGTTCTTGTTGTAGCTCCACGAGCCTATCACGGACACTTAAATTATGGGGCATCCGATGTTTAAGCTTTAGGTAATATTGGATTAAATGTTCCAAGCTCGGTTCGTCAAGCGTGGATAAGTCGGATGGATTAGTTTTTGTCATTTTTATCGGTTAAAATCATGTTCGTCACAGGTTGTACCCTCTCGTTCCATGCCGAGCAAGCTTTTATCGCAAACATCGCAAGTCTTAGTCGCTTTGCTCATCAATAGCTCTTTAGATTCACGGACAGGTAAGTTTCGGTTAAGCATTTTGATAACACCTTTACACTGCTCCATAAAGTGCTCCTTTGATTCAGCCGTTCCTTGATACTCCGGATGATCTCGGCAACTCCATAAAAGCTGAGGACAGGTAAGGTAACGCTCATTGTCTATTCTGTAGAAGAAAG